CGCGCCTGCGCCGTAATGCCGGTGCCGATGGCGTTGCCCACCACCTCGGCCACGGCACGCGCCGCGTAGGCGTTGTTGCGGATGAGGTCGCGCGATCGTTCGCGCAGTTTCGACAGCGCCACCGAGATCTCGGCGTTGGCCGAGTTGCCCGTCGTGATCCAGCCGCCGGTCCGGCGATCAGTCCGCGCGCCTTCATAGGCCAGCCGGATCAGCTCCCCGGCGCGGCGTGCGCGCATCCGGCGCAGACCCGTCTCGGGCGACACCCAGGCGATCGCTTTGTCGAGCCAGTTCATCCTTTTGAGGTCTGAGCGAAAGAGAAACGGTCCGTCGTGGTTCCGGACTCGGCGGCGAGCGCTTCCTGGATCACGGCCCGCGCCTGGAGGAGTTCGTCCATCGAGCGGTAGGTCACCGTGCGGTCGCCAAAGCGGACGATCAGTTCGCCGCTGGCGATGGCTGTTTCAACGGCGTCGAGCTGTTGCTGCGTCCAGGCCATTCAGAACTTCCGTCGTTTGAAGTAGAACGTCGCCCGCGTGCCGAATTCGCGCACGACGGCCACCAGTTCCCACCCTTGCGCGCCGTACTCGGCCAACAGGTCCGGCGATTCGGCATCGCCGGTGACCACCAGGTACTCCCAGGCGCCAGGCGTCCCCTGCGCGCTCGGCTGACTTCTGACTTTCATCGCTTGAGCCACTTCCTTCCCCGCTCGCCCAACCAGCGGTCGCGATCCCGGTCATCGTCCGGCACGGGACGGGGCTGGTTTGCCACCAGGATCCGGTCTGCTTCGTTGTCGAGCGACAGGCCCATCGAGATGAGGGCGCGCAACGCCGCGTAGGCGTAAACCCGGGCATCAAGCGCCTCTTGCCGGACGCCCGGTTTCGGCCGCCACTCGCGCTTGGGCTGGCCCTTGGCGTAAGTGGTCACCAGGACCTCGCCCAAGAGTTGTTCGAAGTAGCCTTCCTCGCGGTCGGCTGGAAAGTGCGAGTAGCCGGGCGTGCCCGGCGTCGGATTCTTGAGCCGCCCGAAGATCGTTTCCTTCGCCGTGTCCGTGCCTACGATCCACGGCTTCTCGCCGCGGATGTTCTTTGCGGTCGGCTTGCGCTGCCAGACGGGTAGCGGCCCGCCCTTGCCCTTCACGGCGAAGATGCGCCGGTGATACCTCGTACGGCAGAACTCATACACTGCTTGCGACTCGTAGCCCGCGTCGATCGCGCATGCCGAGACCGGAAGCGAGACCCCTGTCTCGTGCGGCCAGCGCCGCTCGAGATATGTGTCCAGTTCCTGCCAGACCAACGCGCCCGACGGATCGCCCGGCAGCACGCGGTACTCGATCGACCACGACTCCTCGCCTCGCCCCCAGCCGACGAGCTCCAGCTCGAGCCGGTCCTTCTGCACGTCGGCACCGACGGTCAGCACGACCGCGCCATAGGGCACTGCCGCCCGGTAGTGCTCGCGCCGCGCCATGACCGTCGCTTGGTCGACCGCCGTTTCGGCCGCGTCGTCCCAAGGCTCAGCGAGCACCGTGTTCACGAACTCGCGCAGCGTCTCGATCGACTTCTTGTCGGCGAGGAACTTCTTCGTCAGCGCGCCCCACTTGCGCCAGGGCGAGTACAGACCGTTGATCCAGAAACCCGCGATGTCGGCCACCTCGGGCCGCGCCGCGCGCCACTCGCCGGCCTTGAGCATCTGGTGCTTCTGCCAGTCGGCGATCAGCTTCGAGCAGTGCTCGCAGCGGTAGGCCGCCTTCTCCGGCGCGTCCTTCGGCCAGACGAGGTTGCCCCACGCGAGCACCTGGTAGGCCCCGCAGTGCAGGCACGGCACCCAGAAGCTCTGCTGGTTCGAGTTAAGCCAGGCTTGCTCGATGCGCGATGCACCTTTCGTAGTGGGCGTCGAACAGAGCACGATCTTCCGGTTCCAGAAGTTCGCCGTGCGCGTAATGGCGAGGTTCACCGGATCGCCTTCGCTGCCGGCGCTTGCCGGGTAGCGGTCCACCTCGTCGAGCAGGCAGTAGCGGATGGAGCGCATCGCCAACCCCGCCGGCGAGTTCGCCGCCGCGAGGGTAATCGAGCCGCCCAAAAACTTCTTGTGCAGGATCGTGTTATTCGAATCCCGCGAGCGCGCATCAGCCACCTTGCCGCGCAGGCACGGCGTATCGCGCAGCATCGGAGCCAAGCGGTCCTTGGAAAACGCCTCGGCATCCACCTCGCGCGGCTCGACCAGCAGCACAGGACCCGGATCGAGTTCGATGATGTAGCCAAGAAAGTTCTCGAGCAGTGAACTCTTCCCGCTCTGAGCAGCCCACATCATGACGACCGTCTCGTAAGGGCTCGACGGGCCCATGGCGTCCATCACCGCGCGCTGGTACGGGGCGCGGTCCGTCCGCCATTCGCCCTTTTCCGAAGCCGATTCCGACGACAACCGCCGGTTCTGATCCGCCCATTGCGACACCGTCAGGTCCGGCGGCGGCAACAGCACATCGGCCGCCAGGATCTGGATTTCGTCAACGCGCATGTTGGACGGCGCGGTGGGTATCGTTGAGCAGGACGCGTGCCTCGCGCATCAGCACGTCCCACACTTGGCGTTCGTCGGTGAGTGGCGCGACCTCCGGCGCAACGCGGTTCGGCCACGCCATCACGGTTTCCCGGATCACCACGAGAATCGCCTCGATCCGCTGGCGGAACAGATCGGTCTCCATCAGCTTGCCCATCTTCAGGTCGTACTCCATCTTGCGCAGCCGGGCTTTGAAGACCATGTCGGCAGTCTTAGCCTGGGCAAACGTCGTCCCCGTGGACGCGGTCTCAATCGGAACGGCTGCCACGCGTTCCGAGACCGGCTCGGGCCGATCGTCGAGCACGGCGTCCGAGGCCGGTGCATCCACCTTGCCGCCACGCATTACCAGGACGCCCGCCTTGGCCAGCCGGCTGATGTACTGGCGGCTCTTGCCACGGTGCCGCGCGTACTCGGCCTGGGTCATCAACCTGTCCGACATCTCCGGCCCTATCTGTTTGAAACGTCGCGAGATTCAGTTGTTCGATTCTGCTTGATTGTTCGCCGCCCCCGAGCGATGAATGAAGTCGCAATGAGGAACACCAAAGCGCAATCGACCACGCAACAGACCGCCGCCGGCTGCTACGCCGCGCGGTACGCCGAAGCTCAGGACCTGCTCAAGCGCATCGCCAGCCGCCTGGCTGAGCACAAGAAGCGGCAGGCCGCCGCGCCCGCCGACTGGGGCTACTCGGGCGACCTCGGCCGCATCACCGAGCAACTCGCCTACGTTCTCGCCGACCTGGGCGACCCGAGCGCAGTCGACGCCAAGGGCCTCGAGTACTGAAGCACCAGGAGAGGAGCCATGACCGCAACACCCTACATCGAATGCTCACTGTGCGATGAAGCGAAGCCGATCCACCGGAAGCTGACACTCACCAACGACGACGGCCTCGTGATCGACGCGGCCCGTTTCTGCCGCGACTGCTGGAACGACATCCGGCAGTCGGTCGAGGACGCCTCAAGTCTCATCGACCGCCGCCAGGAGGACTGACGCCATGGCCATGACGCGCGAAGAACTGATCGCCTGGGCCACGCGGAACGGCTGGAAGCTCGACCGCTGGGGCCACCTCAAGAAGGAGTTTGACAACGGTACGCACCGCATCAAGTTGAGCCGGATCGCGGCGCGGCATGAAATCTCGACGCCGTTCGGCTGGGCGCGCTTAGCCAGCGGCTATTTCAAGAACCTGCAACTAACCGCCGACGATCAACTCGCCGGCATGACCCGATAGAAAGGACACCTGCTATGACGACGTTTGCCATCGACAACGACTGCACGATCACTGCCTACCTCGCCGGAGAAGCGATTCCGGAGGACCACGCGCGATTCTCGAGCGAGAAGGAACTCGCCAAGCTCGCCGCCAACTGGCCGGCCGAGCGGCTGGTCGAGATCTGGAACGGCTTCGCCGGCGTGCCGCCCTTTGGCGGCCTCAAGCGGGTCAAAAAGTTCACCGACCGCAAGACCGCCGTCGCGCGGATCTGGAAGGCGGTCCAGGCCCTGACGCCCACCGCCAGGCCCCAGGCGGCCCCTGTTGCGCCGAGGAAGACCAAGGCGGCCACGGATACCACTCAGACCAAAGACGCGCGCGAAGGCAGCAAGAAGGCCATCGTCCTCGCACTCCTGAAGCGCCCGGAAGGCGCCACGCTCGCCGACATCATGTCGGCCACCGGCTGGCAGGCCCACAGTGTCCGCGGCTTCATCAGCGGCGCGCTCGGCAAGAGGATGGGCCTCACCGTCGAATCTCTCAAGACCGCTGAGGGCGCCCGAGCGTATCGGATCAAACCTCAATAGAATCAGCGCCGCACCCTCCGCCGCCAGCCTCAGTCGCTGGCGGTTTCTCTCTTCTGCCGTACGATCCCCTCGATCCTCTCCTCCAGCAGCGCGTTGTGCAACTCGCATTCTGCCCGCCGGATGTACAGACCGTTCAGGCGCAAAATGATCCGGCTCTCGAGTTCGGCCAGTTCCTTGCGCACCTCGGCCAGCAGCGCCCGGTTCTGGAGACTGACGTAGGTGGCGATCAGCCCAGACAAAAGACCAATGCCGGGAATCAGCCACGCTGCGGCGGCTTCAATCGGCATCGCCCTGTCCTTTGGTGGTCATCTCGTTGGCGTCCATTACTCTTGACGGAATACCCTGCGTGTCATAGACTGGAGATTGATCCGCTCGTTCCGATGCCCGGAAACTGCCAGGCTGTTTGCCGATCAGCTTGTACCGCGTTTCCGCGCCATCGAAAGGGTGGCCCGCCGTAAGCTGCTGTACTTGCATGCCGCCCGGCGGCTGGAAGATCTTCGCTGCCCACCCGGCAACCACTTGGAAGCCCTCAAGGGCGACCGGGCAGGCCAGCACAGCATCAGGATCAACGACCGTTGGCGCATTTGCTTTGTCTGGCGTGAAAGCGAAGCGCATGAAGTGGAGATCGTCGATTATCACTGAGGAAACCATGGCCAAGAAGTCACAGCAACTCGACCCAGTCCACCCCGGCGAGATTCTGGCTGAGGAGTTCATGAAACCTCTCGGCCTCAGCATCAACGCCATGGCTCGCGACATCCATGTGCCACCAAACCGCATTCACGGCATCGTGCACGGTCAGCGTTCGATCACTGCTGACACGGCGCTGCGGTTGTCGGCCTACTTCGGCACATCGGCGGAACTGTGGCTCAATCTTCAATCTGAGTATGATCTGCGCCAAGCGCGCCGAACGCTCGGACCGGAAATTCAGCGTACGGTGCGGAAGCGGCCGGCGGCGTAGATTGTCCAACTCGTTGCTCACCCTCCCTCTGCAAGATCCGCAACTCTTGCGCCCAGTCGTGCAGCGCCAGGCACAGGCCCGCGACGTCCGGATGCCCGCCAAGAATCTGCCGCTCGATCTCGGCAATCTCCTGGCGGCATCGTTCGATCTCACGCTCGAGCGTGGACACGTTCGTCGCGGATCTCATCGAAGCTACGCCCATCGCCTTCCAGCGTCGCTGTCTTTCCGGCGTATTCCTGCCAGCGGCGGATGATGACATCACAGTACGGTGGATCGATCTCCATCAGCCTCGCCCGCCGTCCGAGCTTCTCGCAGGCGATCAGCGTCGAGCCCGAGCCGCCGAACAGATCGAGCACCGTCTGGCCCGCCTTCGACGAATAGGTCAGCGCCCGCGCGGCCAACTCGACCGGCTTCTCGGTCAGATGCACCATGGCGTTCGGGCTCACCTTCTTCACGCTCCACACATCCGTCGCGTTCGTGATCTCCGGGTTGAACCAGTGCGCCGCGCCCTCGCGCCAGCCATAAAAGCACCACTCGTGGTTGCCCATGAAGTCCTTGCGGGTAAGCACGGGGTGTTCCTTGACCCAGATGATGGCCTGCGAGAAGTACAGCCCGCATTCGGCCAGCGCCGGAGGATAGTTCGCGCAGTTGGCGTAGCCGCCCCACAGGTAGAAGGCTCCACCCGGCTTGAGTGCCTCAGCCAGGTTTCCGAACCACCGGCGCAGAAGGACGTCGTAATCAGCGTCCTTCATGAAGTCGTTGGCGAGCGCGCGGTCCTTGGGCCGCATCTTCTTCGTGGTGGCCTTGGCCTTGGATGCGCCCCGGTGCACGTCGAAGCTCTGATGGTGCTGCAAGCCTGCGAACGACGAAAGGCCGGCGGCGATGGCGTTGTTCGAGCGCGGCTCGACGCGCACATTATACGGAGGGTCGGTGTTGACCAGATCGACCGGCGCGCCTTCCACCAGGCGCTTCACGTCTTCGCTGCTCGCTGAATCCCCGCACAGCAGCCGGTGATTGCCCAGGATCCACAGATCGCCGCGGCGAGTGACCGGCTCCTCGAGCGGCTCGGGAACAGCATCTTCCTCGATAAGGCCTTCGTGCGGCGCCTCGGGATCCTGCGTCAGCCACGCGGCGATCTCCTCATCGGAGAACCCAAGCACGTCCAGGTTGAACTCGTCCTGTCGCAGATCGACGAGCAACCCGCGCAGCAGCTCTTCATCCCATCCCGTGCCTGCCAGGGCGAGTTGGTTGTCGGCGATGACCAGCGCCCGCCGCTGCGCCTCGCTCAGGTGATCGAGCACGATCACCGGCACTTCGCTCAAGCCCAGCTTGCGCGCCGCCTGAAGGCGCGCGTGACCGGCAATGACAACTCCGTCGCTGCCGACCAGGACTGGATTTGTCCAGCCGAATTCCACGATCGAGGCTGCGATCTGCGCGACCTGCTCCTCAGTATGCGTGCGCGGATTCCGGGCGAAGGGAACCAGCCGGTCGAGGGACCAGCGTTCGATCTGGATATCCGTCTTCACTTCTTGATGTAGGGCGCTTGCGCCGGCGTGCCGTCGGGGTTGGCGAAGTGGGCGAGCACGGCTGCCACGCCCTGCACCGCCGACAGCCCGACCATGGCCCAGAACTTGCCGCGCCCGGGGAGCAGGTCGATCGAGGCGTTCAAGCCCTGCGCCACGAGCGCCAGCATCTGAATCGCAATGTTGACCGAGAACTTCATCTTTGTCAGCTCCTGGAATTGGTGGATGAGCGGCCGTAGCCGCCACCAGATCCGCAGTTCGCGAATCATCGGCTTACGGCGCCCAATACGGAGTGGGAACCCAGTAGGCCACGATCAGGCCCTCGCCGGCGACGTTGGCGTCGATCCAGTAATCGGCGGGGCGGAGTCCGTTGGTCGATTCGAGAACGAGGTCGTCCGCAACACCGCCACCCACGCCGGTTGGCCAGAATTCTTTGATCACTCCCGCGCCGGTTGACTTGTTCATTCCCGCCACGCCGAGAAACACCCGGCCCGTCTCGCCGATCAGCGTGGCGAACCGCAGCCGGACGGCGCGCAAGGTCTCATCCGCAGTCAGCCGCACCGGCGTGCCGGGTGCGGCCACGGCGATCTTGCCGAACGATCGTGCTTCCAGTGCGAAGCGATCACCCATGGGAGTTCACCTGCGTGTGAAAAAGAGGGCGGCCCCGCGGAGGATTGCGGAACCGCCCATGCATGCGCCTGGAGGAGAAAGACTACTTTCGGTTGGCGAGCGCGTCGGCCACTGCGGCAGCGACCACCGCGCCGATCGCCTTGAGCGAGACGTCGTCGATCGAGACCGCCCGCGCGGTCAGCGTGTCGCCCGCGCCCTGCTGCACGGGATTCCACTGTCCGTCGATGGCAATGTCGCCGTGGCGCACGGCTTGCTTCGAGACCAGGTTGGCCGTCTCGACGGCGTTCTGGAGCGCCTGCGAGGCAATCTGGTTCAACCGCGTTTGCTCGGTGAGAGCCTGCCGCGCGGCCTGGATGTCCAGGTCCTGATAGACGTCGTAGGTCCGCTTGATGTTGGCGAACGTCACGCGCTGGTTCTCGCTGTGGGCGGCCCCGGCGGTGGCGCTCGTGTTCTTGAACGATTCATCCGTCCCGGTCTCGAACTCGCGTTCGGCCTGGTTCGGCGTGGCAACTTCAGGCATGGTTGTTTGCTCTCCCTTCGAAGGTTGGATTGGAATCAGAACGATTTGCCCGTCATGGTGTGCACGGGCCGAGATCTCTGGGCATGTCAACCACGGTGAGCGAATCGGGTGACAGCGTAACGGGTTCCGTAGCAACCACTTGCATCAAGCCGCGTCAACCCGTGTCAGCCTAGTTTTTGACCGTGGCGCTAGCAAAAGCGTGCAATCGTCCTACCCGCCGCCGGCGAGGCCGAGGGAGGACCCAACTGAGGAATTTCCTCAGATACGGTCACGATTTCGCCATGCAGCCGGTCACCACGGTGAGGAAGATCGGCCGGAGTTCGTCGCCCTTGCCGAGGCGCTTCAATCGCCAGGCGACCGTTCCGTTGTCTAGCCGCTCGCGGAAGCTGTAGCGAGTGCCGGTTGGGACTCGCGTGGCGATGGCCGAGGCGCCGTCCGGCTGCTTCGCGTGGATCGCCTTCAAGTGACCCTTGCGTCCGTAGACGGCTTCGACAAAGCCATTTGCGATCAGACGCCGCGCGGCCGCGAGCGAGCGGAAGCCCAAGGAGCGACCGTCGGAGGCGTACATGGGGATCTCCTGAGTCATGCCTGCGAGTACACGTCGTCTGTCGAGGGGTAGGAGGGAAAGGGATTAGCGAGCGTCCCATCGCTCGGCCGAGCTTTCGGGTGGAGTCGCCTTCGTCGCCGTTGCTTCGCATTTGGCGGCCCGAACTGCGCTTCCGGTAATAGATACTCGCGAGAGGTCGAAATTGTCCAATCAAAATGCGCGGCTACCGGACAGGCCGGATCCAGGGCTGTTCGACGTCCGGGTTGTAGAAGCGCTGGCGCACGCCGTTCGCAAGGATGATCTCGATGAATTGCCGCATGACTTCGCCGATCCGGTCGGTGGTCTTGAGCAGGTTCGCGAGCCCACATGCTTTTCCAAACAGCGCACGAGTTGCGCCGCTGGTCCCGTAAAGGCTCTGCTCGGTCCAGCCCAGTGAGAGCGCGCGATCGCGGATTGCATCGACCATGGCCACAGTTTCAGACGCGATGTGTTCGGCGGCACGCGCGGCGCGAACCGGCTTATCTGGCTCGGCAACGGGTGGCGCGTAGTTGCGCGCGTCGAGATTGCGAACGGCCTCACGCAGCGAATCCTCGCCGAAGCGGGCGACGGCCCACTCGTGCATGGCATTGAACTTCTCGCGCAGCTCGTCGAACGACTCGGGGCTGAGCCGCCCCGCGCCGGCGGCGAGCTTCGCCAGATTCATCCGCGAGCGGAGCCAGGCGTGGTATTCCGGATCCAGCCGCCGGTAGGGCGTATCGTTTATCTGCACGTCGCGGGCGAAGATTTCCGGCTGGCCGGTGGTCCAAGTGTCCAGGCTCGTGGAAACGAACAGGGAGGTGCACCGGGAGACGTGAACCAGGTTCACGTCTCGGCCCGGAGCGGCGTCATCGCAAACCGTTGATGCTACGAGGCTTGCTGTTTTAGGTTCACGTGGTGCACCGGGTGCACGGGGTTTCTCTCTCTTCCTATACGCAAAATGCATTCACATTTCTGTCCTTTGGCCTTGTGTGCGCATTTTTCTCAAGTAATTAACAGCAGGAGACGTGCACCACGTGAACCAAGCCCGTAAGTGGTTTCTTGTGTGTGGGTTCCGAGCCACCATAGACGTGCACCTACCCGTGCACCACGTGCACCTCGTGAACCTCATCGTCGGAACCTCCATTCGCGCCGCCCACTTTCTCGGGCATAGAACCGCTTCCACCCGTTCGCCCTCAGACACCTCGCCACCCGGTTGCGGTCCATCTGCGTCCACATGTCGGTCTTCTTGTCGATGCACTGCGCGAGGATCTCCGGGATCGACACCGACTCCCGGCCCTCGACCCACTTGAGAATCAGGTCATCCCATGGATCGCCCTCGTAGCGTTCGGCCTGTTCCTCGGCCGCCTCGCGGTTGAGCTCCACCGAGTCGAGCCACCACGGCTTGCCTTCGAAGTAAAGGTAAGTCGCCTCGGCCCAGAGTTGGTCCCGGATGATGGCCAGACCGTCCGTGTCGATGACCGCGGCCTTACACTCGACCGGCCAGAAGCGGCGCCCGCCAGTTTCATCCCGCAGGTACGTGCCGTGATTCACGCTGCCGGCGAAGACGCATTGGCGCGGAGAGGTAATGAGGCGCTTGCCGTATGGAGGACGGAACCGGTCGATGGCACGGCTCATGAACGCCTTGATCCGGCCAATCTCGGAGCGCGACATCGAATCCAATTCAGCGATCTCGATCACCCACACGCCCCGGGTTTGCAACGCGGCGTCTTTCGAACCGAGATCCGCGATCTCATCCGTGAACCACGGCTCGGCCAGGATGCGCAGGGCGGTCGACTTGCGGATGCCCTGTTCGCCTTCGAGGATCAGGCAGCAGTCGGCCTTCGAGCCCGGCTCGAACACGCGCGCCACGGCCGAGATCAGCCAGCGCGAGCCGACTGCCGCCGCATAGGGCGAGGGATCGACGCCGAGGTAGTCAGCAAGCCACGATTCCAGGCGCGACGTGCCATCCCAGGTGAGTTCCTTGAGATAGGTCCGCACGGGGTGAAAGGGGCGCTCCCGGGCTACGGCTTCGATCGCCTGACCCGTCACGTCGACCGGGACAAAGATGCCCTGATGGTGCAGCCATTCGGTTGCCAGCACGTCGTGGTTCGGGGTCCATTCCTCATGGACATCCGCGACAGACTTCATCCATGGAGCGGGCTTGCGCAGCACGGTGCAGTTCGAGAACTCGTTGTAAGCCAGCGCGCCCGACCATTCCTGTGCGCCACGCAGCGCGGTGATGGCGTTGGCCAGCACGGGCTTGACCGTGCCGTTGAGGTTGAGTAGAAGATCGTTGCGCCACGACTCCGCGCCGGCATTGACGGCCCGCAAGGCTTGCGCGCCGGCACGTCGGCCCTTGCCGCCGCGTGCTCCATCGATCCGGACGACCTTCATCTGTTGGCGCAACGCCGAGATGGGCAGCCGGCCTTTGCCGCATTTGTCCTGAATGAGCTTCAGGTAGCGCGGCTGCTCGATGGGATCGAGTTGATGGATCTCTGCCAAGATTGGATCGAGAATCTTCGCCAGGTCCTGAGCGTCTGGCTGCAGCTTTGCGATCGCCATCTCGAGCGGTGTCTGCGCGGCGGCGAGGATCGCTTCGAAGTCGGTGGCGGTCTTGCCCGAGGCGAAGTATTCGTTGACGTCGATCTTGGCATCGGCGCGGAGCGCGTTAGCTTCTGGACTCTCTTCTGGCAGCTCGGCGAGCTTGGCGCGCGCGGCGGTCTGTTTCTCGTCGAGCGGCAGGACCGCCACGCGCGTGGTGATCCCGTGCCCGGCCAATCGGTGCGCCGTCTTCATCGCGCCTTGAAGCCCGGCTTCGGACACCTCGTTGTCCTGGCAAATGTAGACGGTCTTCACGCCCGTCAGTTTCGAGATCAGCCGGTCCCAATCCGCCTCCCGGATCTGGACGGTGACGGGCGAGACGGCCGCAAAGCCATGCTCGATGAGCGAAATGCAATCGGTCACGCCTTCGGTGATGACAATGCGCTCGGGGCGCGTGAGCAATACGTCCTCGTTGTAGAGCACGTCGTTGCGAAGGCAGGCGGCGACATGGCTGTGGTTGCGGTCGTTGCGAACGGCCAGCTTCTTGTACTTCGACTTCTCCCACTCGTGGTCGGGCGTCCACAGCGTGCGGCGGCCGATCAGGAAGACGACGTGGCCGCGGCTCCAGTACGGGAACACAATGCGGCGGTCGAAGAATGGCACGATGCCGTCCTGCGCCGTGGGCCGGAACGCGGAAGTCGCTGTCAACTCGCGCGGCGTGAACGCGGCGGGCCCGTCCATGAGCAGGCGCGCGGCAGTGGGCGAGCCGTCCTCGGCGTAGCCGATCTTCAGACGCTCGATCGTCTCCTCGCGGATGCCATACTGGGCGCGGAACCACGAGTAGACTTCCGCATTGCTCACGAGCCGCTGGTGGTAGATTTCGGCCAACGCGGTCAGCGCTTCGCGCACGCGCAGCGTGAGTCGGTGCTCGGCTTCGGCCTCTTCCGGCGAACCCGAGGCAAGCTGAGCCAGCGCCGGCAAGCCCGCGCGGGCGGCCAGGAAGTCGCGCGCCTGGCGGTGCGAGTCCGGCATCGGCCCCGACTGGCCGCGCGTCACCACGCCGAAGCGCACGAATTCGACCAGTTGCAGCACATCGCCGCCCACACCGCAGCCGAAGCAATACCAGCCCTGCTTATCGAGCATGACGTGGAGCGAGCGGCGAGATTGGCTCTTGTGATTCGGGCAATCGCAAAAGAGCGTGCGCGGCGACTCCTCGGCGATGCGACCGCCGAGCAGTTCGCGGGCGATCCCGCCAATGTCGGCCTCAGTGATCTGGCGGTAGTAGGAATGGACATCGATCGAGGTGCTCATGCGCGCGCCTCCGGCTCCAGCAGAAATGAGAGGAACGTGTTGCGACGGTCAACCTGCCGCTTGGCTGCGCAGTTCTCAATGCCCCAGCGGTCGCCGAGCAGAATCACGGACTCCTGGGCGCGCGTCACCGCGGTGTAGAGAAGGTTGCGGTGGTGCATGAAGGAGTGCGACTTGTGAGCGATGACGACGGCGCACGGAAATTCCGAGCCCTGGACCTTGTGGATCGAGCAGGCATAAGCAAGCTGAAGGCGGTTGGCGGCATCCGATCCAGGCTCGAGTTCGACAACGGCGCCGTCGAACTCGACCGTCAGCCCGCCCTTCGCGGTGGCTTCGACGACGTAGCCCATCGCGCCGTTCATAACGTCCAGCTCGTAGTCGTTGCGCGTCTGGATGACCTTGTCGCCGGCATAGAAGACTGGCCTGTGCCCGGAAGGGACATCCGGCACGTCGAAGCCGCGCAGCTTCTTCTGCAAGAGGCGCTGAAGTGCGACGTTCAACTCGG